TCAACAAAGCTTTCGAGATGCCTTGTCCTTTTCATCTTTGGTTCCATCTTCTTCTGACGGAACTCAGCTAGGCTAACGACATTGTCGTTATTCGAGGATTCCATCTTCCTCTTCCTTTGCTAAGACATTGTCTGTAAAGTAAGGAGTGTTGAATGTTGGAACCATATCAAGCTCCGTAAACCCATCATCCTTCATCTCCTTGACCAGCTTTAGGGCATCTGTCTTATTGAGGTCAAAGAACTCAATGATACCACCATCAGCGTTCCGAACAAATACAGAAAAGGTATTAGAAGCCATGTGCAAATCCTATAAAGAAACCAATAAACCAAGGAGCGAGAGCAATGATGATAAGAGCAATTAGGAAGCGCTTCATTACCAGACCCTCAAGAGGACAGTGAACTCATTCAGTCGGCCATTCATCGGCTTGGCAACAGCCTTGATAGCATCGAACTGTTTGTTGAGTTGAGACTTAGAGGCATTCATTACAACCTTGAGGAACTCCTCAGGCTTTCGAAGCTTCTTGGATACGCTTTGCTCAAGCTCAATGTTAAGAAGGCTCGAACGCTTAAACTGGATGTTGCTACCAACATAGCGGCCAAGCTGACGAGTCTTAGTGTTGAAGATCCAAAGTTGCTCAGAGCCAAGAACCTTCTGGGGGTGGATTGAACCAACCTTAAACTCGGTAGACTCCTTCAGGTACTTGACCTTCGACAACATCTTCTCGACGTTTGGCTTACGGACCTTACGGACACGAGCAGCCTTCTTAGTCTGCTCAAGCTGAGCAAGATCAGATTCCAACTTCTCGTAGAATGCAACAAGGACCTTGATAGCCTTCTTGCCATAGGCCTCATAACATTCGACAACAGCAGGGTCGCCATCCTTGAGGAGAGCCATCTCGTTAAAGTTGAACTCAAACGCTTCTCGAATCATGCGAGCATGGCCAGCCTTACAGCCTTGACCATTCAAATAGTCATATATGTTATCATCGTATGACTTGCCAGCAATGAAGTTATCGATCTGCTGGTCAATCCAAGCGACATACGGAGTACAAGACTCCTTCAGACGGTCGCGAATTGAAATGACATTAGTCGGTACAACATCTTCCTCTTCCACATAGGTAGAGGATTCAATTGCCTTCATTGCGAACGCAATAACACGAGCCTGCTCACCAGTTGCCACACCACGAGATTCCATTCGGGCAAGCGCGGCAATGGCACGAGGAACATCACCACTCGTAGCCTTGGCAATGTCGCTCTTAGAGAATGACTTCTGCTGGGCGAGGAACTGCCGCAACCAAATCTTATAGTTGCCATCATCGCTGTTGTAGTTGTACCAGTTAAGAGCCTCGATGAGGTTCAACTTGGTAGGTTCAGTAAACGTCGGTTCTTGGCCGAGTGCTCGAGCAAGAGAATCGTTACGCTGCTTTGCCATAAATCTTACTTTTTACCTGTGCTATGTGCTTACATTGATTACGGAATTCGAAACCTGTACAAGTGCAGGACCACTTCCCACCCTTGGACATGACATTATACACGTTACCCTTACTGCCGGCAACAGTGCATTCAATAGTTAGTAATTTGCTAAACTCAGTCTTGTTCAGAGCCTGCCCTTCTAGAATCTGAAGGTCAATGACCCTCTGAGTATAGATAAGGGAGATGGGATGATAGGAGCGGCCAGTTTCTACAGCGAAGGTATTACCGACCTCATCCTTCCAATATAACGGAATTGGTACGACTCTGCCAGTATGAGTCCTGTCATCCCATTCTCGACCGGCAACATTACTCGGATACCGAGTAGTAACCTTAACGAGAGAACCTATAGACGGAATCTGCATGTTAGGCGCGACGCTCACTGAACGTCTTCATCCACTCATTGAGCAGCTCTCGAGCTGCCTTACGGTCGACTCCAAAGAACTCTTGGATGTAGGGGGCAGCACCAAACATGTTAGTGATACCAGTGCTTCGAAGTTCATCCAAGAACATGAAGACTTCTTGTTTGTCAGAATTAGACATTACGCTTCCACCTTTGCAAACATCTGACGGGCGCTGTTCATAAAAACATAGTAGGCCGACCGAAACTCAGGATCCAGATCCAGACAATACAATTCCGTATAATCACGTATACCGTAATGGTCAATGGTCTGAAGAAGTTCAAGGATACCAGTCCCTTCCAACTTGGCCTGGCGATCAAGAATCACACATGCTTGACTGACATCCATTAGGCAAGCACCTGAATGCGCGGAGCAGCATCCTTCCATTCAGCCATGTCGTCGAAGAAATCGTGGCCAGGAAGCGGAGCGAAGAACTCGTCAGCAAGAGGACGCTTATCAGCCTCGCCCTTCCACACACGCTTGATTGCCTTAGCCTTGAACCGACCGTCACTTAGAATGTCGGTCACGAGACCAATGTAGAAGCAGTCGTTAATACCAACGAAGTCAAGGCTCTTGACGACGTCACCAATTCGTACTTGTTGTTTGCTTTCCATGCCGTCCATTATACACGGTTGGTCAATAGATGCAACAGGGAGTGCTCCTTTAGAATCAAGGAGTTACACGTGTTTTAAAAATCCCTGTAGAATCAATAAGTTACAAGTCCTTAAGAATCAAGGGGTTACAAGTCCATAGGGAAACTGGCATGGAATCCACGACTTCTAGACCGGGCGTAAAGCATGGAACATTATAATCCATAACATGGTGGAATGCTTCATGCTTGATTTCATATGGTGGATTCTGACGACCTGACTGAGCAAGGATGACGGTTGAGGTCTGACCTAGGTCGGCTAGGTAGTTTAAGAGGTCGTCACTCGTCTGCTGGCCATAGATAAGATCGGATGCAAAGACAACAGACTGCTCCGCAATCTTAGCTTTGAACAAATCTTTAATGTATGCTGTCACAATTTCATTATTACGATTACTATTAACAGCAATAGTAAAATCACTATACACACAACAATCTATACCAATTGAAATCTTGGCTCCTGCTCTCTTAGCAGCAATGGCGCCAGTACCCTGACCTGTTCCAATATCGTAGACAACCTTATCCTTAACAATACTTGGATTGTCGAGAATCCATCTACCAAGGGCAACACCACATTCCCAAAGGTAGGGCCATTGCCATGAGTGATGTGCATCCTGGAGCTGTTTCTTAACGCCATCGTCCTTTTGTTTGAGGCAAAAGAATTCTAGCTCTGGAAGAAGTGGATGCTTCCTCCAAGCAAAGTTATCTAGTAGGTCTTCAACGTTTGGTGTTATAGAAGAGAATTTAGCAGGAATGTCCATTCATCTTTCCTCAAGTTCCAATCATAATTTCTATCAAAGTATTCTTTCTGAGCCTTTAGATAGTTGTCAACAGAATTCTTCTTAACTACATCAATTGCATGATATAAGATTTTAAAGAACATATTAGCATGGCTATTAACATCTTCCGTATAGTTATACATTAAGGCGTAATTAGCACAGGTCTCAGGCAATGCAGCAAGAGAAGATGTTACAGTTAAGCATTGAGCAGACATCGCCTCTAGAGCACATAGGCAGCTTGTCTCTTGCCAAATAGATGGGTAGGCAAAGATATGGGCTTTACCAATAGCCGTTCTGAGTTCATCCTGGGTGACAGAACCGTGATAGGTCATGCTTGGATGTTCCTGAATCTCTTTAAAGAGCTCCTGATATGGAGCATCTCTTTCAGCCCAACCATATAGCTTAAAGCTCGAGAATACGTCTAGATGAATATCAGGATGATACTTCAGCATCTCTTTAAACACTGGTACTAGAATCTCTAGGCCGCGGTGAGGTGTTGGGTGGTAGATTAGTCTAATCTTATTGTGTCTGATATCAGATTCATCTAGAGGCGACTTATCAATCATATCCATTGGAATAGGGTTGATTGCATTCTTGATTACTACACCTTCTGAGTATGGTACACCAAGGACAGTGTTGTACATTTGCTGCTGCCAATGAGACACAAAAACAATCTTTTTAAATTGCTTTCTATACTCTGGATCTTTTAGCTTGGCTGATTCAGGGTCCCAAGGTAGATCATGCAACCAAAGGATTGGAATCTTATCTGGATTGATTTCCCTAACTCTAGAAGGAATAATTTGAAACTTACTTAGTAGTTCCTTATCAACATACTGCTCAAGCCCTTCAGCCATAAGCTCTGTACCACCTTTAGAATTCTTATTTGTTTCATTTCTTTCAATCACTAGTTTCATTTTCTTCTCTCACTTTGAATTCTGATGTTTCAACATTTAGTA